TTGGTGGAGCAGCAGCCGCAGATCTCACGACTTATGCAGGCAAGATGCGAGCGCTTGCCGTAGCATCTGACGAGGCGCGTGAAGCAATTGGTCTGGGTGTTGTCAAGGGAATCGAGGCTCTAGGCCGTGGAGACTTCCAACAAGGTCTGACGGATCTTGTGACCTTGGCAGAAAAGCTCGGTCGAGGCTTTGAGCTTGCTGGCCGTGGAGCAGCACGACTTAGAGCCTTTCTCGCAGCACCTATCGGCAGACTTGGCGATCAAGCGGCTCTTACCGGTCAATTCTTGTCTAAGGACATAGCGCTCGATGCAGCCGAACGGAAGGCGCAGATTGCAGATGTCGATCGACGCTACAAGTTAGAGCGTAAGGCGCTCAAGGAACTTTCTCGCCAGAGAGAGCAGGAGCGAGTCAAAGATAAGGCAGAAGATCGTCGTAAGGCAGCGACAAAAGCAGCCGAGAAGCGTCAAGACGAAATCAAAAAGCGTCTTGAGGAGAAGTTCGACATCGATGCCATCAACGTTCAAGCCGCTTTGAGCCGTCAATTATCAGATGAAGATAAGGCTCGCGTGAAGGCGCTTCAAGCCATCCGAACAGAGACCGCACAAGATGACGAGGCTTCGCTCAACCGTCTTATCGAGCTAGAGCGCAAGCGCACTCAAGACTCCCTATTTGGTAGCTCTCTGGTCAAGAATCAACGTCTCGCAGATCTTGAGGCTGAATTGCAGGCACTTCTCAAGCTCGCAAGCGCTCGCATCGGATCCATCACCGGATCCGTGCCATCGACAGGCGTTGCGTCACCTTCTTTGACCGGAGAAGCCGCGCTTGAGGCATATAACCTAGGTGCTCGCAACCTTGGCGTCGCTGGCGGTGCCGCCTTCTTAGATTTCCTTTTCTCAGGAGAGACCGTCAATGCGACCGGCGTGGCACCTTTGAACGCAACGGCACCGTCTGGCGGTGCTGGCGTGGTGGTTATTCAAAATATCCAAGGCAGCGTTGTCACCGAACAAGAGCTCTTTGATAAGTTCCAAGATGAACTCTTTCAAGGAAATAGAGCCGGTATACCGGGTCAGCTTGAATTGTTAGGTCGCTAATGGCTGGCGCGGTGTTCAGTTGCAAGATCGACTTCTCTAACGGAGCAACTTTCGACCCGGCTCTCGTCCTTGATGATCCTTCGACTCCGCTTGATTCATCCATTCTTGGCACGGCTGCCAGCGACATCGTTGATGTAACGCCTTACGTCCTCTTTGCTCGCATCCGTCGTGCGTACAATCGAACCGCAGATAGTTTCTTTGCTGGTACGGCTCAAGTCAGGCTTGTCGATGAGGCTGGTATCTTCAATCCGGCTAATACAGGCGGTGCCAACTTTGGCAAGATTCTTCCAATGCGCAAAATCCGCTTTGAGGCTACCTATAACAACGTTACTTATGCGCTTGGATCAATGTACATCAAGGAATGGAAATACACGTCTCCGACCGGTTACGACCCGGCTTTCGTGGATCTCTCATGCGTTGATGGCTTTCAGCTTCTCAATCTGACCACGATTACGACCGTATCGGGCGGCACGGCCGGGCAGACTACCGGCCAGCGCATTTCAAGCATCTTGGATGCTGGCAATTGGCCAGCCATGCGAAATATCTCGACCACGACTACGACTACGGTTCAGGCAGACACCGGCACATCCCGATCCCTTCTCGCAGCCTGCCAGACGGTCGAACAGACCGAAATGGGCGCCTTTTACATGGACGAGAATGGCTTTGCTAACTTCAAAAGCCGTAACGACATCATTACGGCTTCTGGCAGTACTCCGTACATCTTTACAGACGTCAATTCGACAAGCGCCATCACCTATCAGGCCGTTGCCTTCGACCTATCGGATGCCGGACTTATCAATCGTGTTAGCGTAACGAGAGCCGGTGGAACGACTCAGACCGTCACGGATACCACGTCAATTGATCAATACTTCGAGCACAGCCGTATTCGTACCGGAATCATGCAAACGGACGCTGATGCCCTAGATCAAGCCAATCTCATCCTTGCCAGCCGTAAGGAAGTAGGCACCGACTTCACTCTTCAATCAATCACCCTTGATCTCTTCTCTGATCAAGATCCTAACCGTGTCGTGGCCGGTCTCGACATGGACATCTTCTCGCCTATCCAAGTGACACAGACCTTGCCTGCCGGTAACGCGGTCAGTAATACCGTTGTGGCCGGCGTCGGCTACGATATAACTCCACGGAGTTTTACGGCTACTTTCACAACAGCACAGCCTTTCGCGGTAGGATTCGTCCTAGATTCCAGCGTGGATGGCTTGCTCGATCAAGACATCTTGAGCTACTAGGAGAAACGATGACCTTTCCAGCACAGACCTTCACAACCGGTCAGGTTCTAACAGCCGCTCAAATGAACGACATCTCAACCGAGATCAATAACCTTTGGCGCCTAACTTTCCGCGCTGTTTCAGGTACTTCAGACACGCTCGTTCTTGATGATTCATACAATAAGCTCATCACTTATTCCAACACCAATACTGTCACGGTGACCATTCCTAATTCTTCAAGCGTTGCTTTCACAACCGGGGCAATTATCAATATTCTCAAGACCGGAGCAACCGGCACCGTCTCAATCGTCCAAGGATCCGGCGTGACTATTTCAAGTGCTGGCACAACAGCAACAAATCCGACCATTACCACAGTTGCAGGAGCCGCATCAATTATCAAGACCGGAGGCGATTCCTTCACCGTCGTAGGACGTCTCGCCTAACATGAACATTCTTGGGATTGTGGCTCAAACCGCCAAAAGAAAATCTACTGTAACAGGTGGAACACTCACAACGGATGCAACGTACGCTTACCGTTCTTTTACCGGTAATGGAACTCTAACAATCGCTAATGCCGATCTGTTATGTGATTTCCTAGTAATTGGTGGCGGTGGCGGTGGTGGATCTACCGTCGGTGGCGGTGGCGGAGCTGGTGGTTTTAGAGCTTTTACTTCTACGACAATGATTGCCAAGGCCTATACCATCACAATTGGCGGTGGTGGTAATGGTGGAACCGGCTCAAATCGAGGATCTAACGGTGTGGCAACAACAATCACCGCGACCGGTTATACGACCGTCAGCGCATCCGCTGGAGGCGCTGGGGGTGGAAATAATCAAAACACCGGAAACAATGGTGGCTCCGGTGGTGGATCAGCTTCATTCAATGGAACCGGGAACGGAACAGGCAATTCTGGGGGCTTCTCACCGTCTGAAGGTAATAATGGTGGCACAGATATTGGTGGTGGCACGTTCAGCAAAGCCGGCGGTGGTGGTGGTGGTGCAACAGTTGCCGGAAGTAATGGAGCCGCTCCAGCAGTAGGCGGTGCAGGCGGTAATGGAACGTCAGCATATTCCTCATGGTTATCCGTTGCCGGTATCGGGCAAAACATCTCAGGAACTTGGTGGATTGCTGGCGGCGGTGGTGGTGGAGCTGGTATTGATCCAAATGGTTCTGGTGGTGCAGGCGGTAATGGAGGTGGAGCTTCGTGGACTCAAACAAGCGGATCCATGTCCAATGCAACGGCTAACACCGGCGGCGGCGGTGCAGGCGGTGGTCAAAATGCAGATACGTCAGCGCGTAGTGGCAGCAACGGTGGCTCCGGTGTTGTTATATTCCGATTTCTTAGAGCGGATGTGAACTGATGTCGCATTGGGCAGAAATAGATGATAACAACGTAGTAATTCGTATCCTTGTGGGCGATAATAATGATCCGAATAACGATGAAGGTTATCAATGGCTTGTTGATAATCTTGGTGGTCGTTGGATTCAGACCTCATACAATAATAACTTTCGAAAGCAATATGCTGAAGTCGGTGGTTGTTATGATGAAAACAATGATGTTTTTATCTCAAAAAAACCGTTCTCATCTTGGAAACTTGATGAAAATTTGGATTGGCAAGCTCCAAAAACGAAGCCAAACGGTTTCTTTTATTGGGATGAGGACAATCTCGAATGGGTAGAAATTGATCCGCAGTCATAACGGATGGCCTGCAAGTCAAGATCGTAATGCCATTGGCATCCAGAGCTATCGAATACCCGGCACACGCATATCCTTTGCTTGCGCTCGCGCCGTGGCTCCCATCTTGGTCAATTTCGCCAAAGATTTCCATAAGCAAGTCGAACCGATAGACAAGGGACAGCTCGACGATTGGGGATATGCCTATCGTCCTATCCGTGGCACAACGGTTCACTTGAGTAATCACGCCTCCGGCACGGCCATCGATCTCAATGCTCTCAAGCATCCTCTTGGCGCTTCTGGCACCTTTACCAAGGCACAAGAGCGGACGATTCGCGAATTATGTAAGCATTATGGACTAAGATGGGGCGGTGATTACGAGGTGCGCAAAGATGAGATGCACTTCGAAATCCATATCAGCCCGGAGAAGGCCAAGCGCCTCATAGCAGATTTAGGACTCACCGATGCTCAATCCAAGAACCCTAAGAACCGCTAAGCAACTTCTTGCTTCATGGGCAAGGGTGGCAGCATCAGCCGCGCTCGCCTTTTATGTCGCTACCGGCAGTCTTGATGGCAAAGCCATCGCTTCGGCAGCTCTGACCGCTGTTATTCCTCCGGTGCTTCGCTGGCTCAACCCAAACGATCAACTTGGTGCATGATGGCAGAGGTTGTGACCGCTCTGGGAGTCATTGCTGCAAGTACGATCTCTGGCATCGCAGCTCTCTACGCAGCCAAGGCTGAGCGTAATTCTCGTCCGGTATCAAATGGCTTTGCTACCGAAGTGACTACCGATCTTCGCGAACTTCGACTACTCTTCATTGAGCATCTGAACAATCATCAGAAAGGGTAGGGGTGGAACCGGGACAACATAGCAATTTGACGATCGTAGGATCGCGCAACCGTCCAGATAAGACGGTGGAATGCTTCGAACAACTCAAGAAAGTTAGTCATATTTCAGACTTTCTTGTCCTCATCAATGAGGATCAACAAGACCTTTATCCGAATATCGATGGCGTCAAGCGTGTCGTAGTGCCTGCATCATGGGGTACTACATCGACCGCCAAAGTGAATTATCTGGTCAATCAGAAGCTTCATGCTGGTTACTTCACCGTATCTGGCATCGATGATGACTGTCGCGTGACCACCGACGGATGGGATCTACTTTTGAGCCTTCCCTTGAAAGCCAAGGGTTATGGCGTGTCCTGGGGTAATGACACAATTCAGAATGGTCGAGTCCCTACTAAGTGGACAATGACCGTCAATATCATCGACGCGCTCGGGTTCATCGCGCCTCCCGGCTTGATTCATCTCTTCGTCGATGACTTCCTTGCTCGCATAGGCAAAGAGCTCAATTCAGCGCACTATGCGCCCAATGTGATGATGGAGCATCATCATTGGCTGAATAAGAAAGCCGAGATGGATGAGACATATATGGAGAGCGCAAGCCGTGAGACATGGGAGCATGATGAACGTATCTGGAATGAATACATCACCGGTCAATTCCATGAAGATCTCCATCGAGTCAAGCAGGCTTTGAAACTGTGCTAAGCGTCAAGGTTACGATTCCGGGAGCGCCAAGTTCGCTATCGCTGCAAGAATTCACCGGAACTCATGACAACTTCATCGATGGCGTTCAATTTCATGTGAACACCGACTTTGACACGCCGGACGTTTGGCTGGTCTTTGATGATGGCGTGGATGGCCATAGCGCGGTCATCGATCCAGCCAACATCTTCTTCATGACCGCCGAAATCTGTTATCCGATTGGCAGATTCGATGATGAGCGTGGGCAGAGGTACTTGAGCCAATTCGCCAAGCTCTTTACCATGCACGACATCTTTGATGAACGGACACACTTCACACGTCCCTTCACCGCATGGATGATCAACGCCAATCATGGCTCATCTGCCTATTGGGACAACCTTCGCGGTCGTAACTACTTTCGAGATGCCACGTCTTTCGATAAGCCTCATGATCTCTCGGTCATCTGTTCAGCCAAGGCTTTCACGCCAGAGCATTACGCAAGGCTGAAGTTCGTATCTCGACTCAAAGAGGATCTCAAAGACCGTCTGCATTGGTACGGCAACGGCATCAACCCTTTGCCAGATAAGTTCGATGGGATCGCTCCCTATCGGTATCACCTAGCGATTGAGAATCGCTTTGGCAGAGACATCGTCTCAGAGAAGCTCTATGACTCATTCTTGGGTCTTGCCTATCCGATTTATCACGGCGCTCCAAACATCCACGACTATTACAACGAATGGATGCTCTCATCAATCAACATCTACGACTATAAGCGATCACGCAATCAGATCCTTGAGCTCATCGATTCTGACGTTGCAGAGCGAAGCCAGAAGGATCTGATTAGGGCAAAGCATTTGGTCGTGGATCAAGATAATTGGGTCGTTCGGATGGCCATGATCTGCCGTCTCTACTCCCTGCCGCATAAGAAGCAGGAGCGCATTACCCTCCGGGCTTTCTGACACGTTGTCCGAAATACCGGTAGAATTAGGCACGACATGGGACACTCATAACCTAGATCGAAGGGTGAGTGATGGCGCAACGCAAGACCAAGGCGCAGAAAGCATCAACGCGTCGATACAAGGAACGCATCGCGAAGCAAGATAAGCGCGAGCCTTTGCGTCCCATCGATGTCTGGGCTCTTCAAGTAACCGAGGCCTATGAAGCACTCATCCGTCAAGGCATGAAGCCGACGGATGCCATCTGGTACATCGAAGCCAAGACACGGCTCCCCGATTGGCTGCCTCAGCCACCGGAAGATGACCACGACGATGACGAGCTCGACTATTAGGCGCATCGTTGTCATAAGCGACATCCAGACGCCTTATGAAGATTTCAAGGCGATCAGGAATCC